ATGCGTGAAATAAATGAAGATCGCGTAATCCGTGAGGATGAATGTCGTAAGTTAACTGGAGTGTGTCGCACTACACGCTACGAACTGGAGAAAAAAGGATGCTTTCCGTCACGTCTTAATCTGGGTGGTCGCTCTGTAGGTTGGCTGCTGTCCGAGGTTATGGAATGGGTTAAAAGCCGGGATCGCATTAATTCAGGCAAGGCAGCGTAAAGGGGAGTATATGACACATAAAACAAAGGCGACCGGAGGCGGTCGCCAATGGGAAAACACTAAACATAAGCCCGAACATCATAGCGATTTGCTGGCTGGTGGGCAATGTGATCAGTGTGCTGGCTTGCTGGTGGGCTATCAACCTTTTGGCTCGATACCGCGCTGTTGTAATTCTTTGCGGATTATTCGCTTTATCCAGGCAGCAAGAGAATCATCGCCGTCCTGTTGTTGTGCTTTTTCCATCTTTTCCCGTAAGTCAGGATCTAAACGGAACTGGAACGGAGGATTACCACGCCTTTCGTTTTTGTGTGTTGACACGTTAATTACACCCCATGTAATGTATTTATGTGTAATGACACATTACACACAATCGGCGCAAAAAGCAAAGCCCCGCAAGTGTCGTTACCACTGGCAGGGCTTATAACCACAAACCGTTATGAGAGGTAGTTTTATGGCTGTAAGACAGCATACCCCACACCTAGCGCACACACAAACGGCCTTTGTGTGGCGTTTTCTGGCACTGAGTGCCGGAGAATCTCAAATCGTCCACGTAACCGCCTGGACAGAACGCGAAGCGCGTAACCGTTGTCCGTCCGGTTGTGTCGCTGTATTCGCTGCCCGTATTCGTCAGGGGGTGTGCCATGATTAACCTGTCACTTACTGACCTTAACCGCATTCAGTTTCGTGAGAAATTTACCGGGCAGCTACTGGTCAATGTGGATAAAGGCCGCGTGGTGTGTAATTACCACCTGCCAGATGAAGCAATTGTCGCAACAAGGGAATCATTACAGGAACTCGCAGACAAAGCGCATAAGCACGCCACCAGCGAAACAGAATATGCCGGGGCTTTCGTTCCTCACTCACTGGCTGTTATGCAATTTAGTGCTGATATGGCGCTGAATGAGGCAGGCAAAATTCTTACCGCAGATATTCAAGGGGTGCACCATGCATGATGACCGTTATTTTAAATCAATGAGCCATGCAGAAAATGCACTGACTAACAGTGAATGCTTGCGGCAAATATTGCTTATTTGGCTTGATGGTTTAAGTGATGCGCCGGAAGATGAACGTGAATCTAATCTTGCTGGTGCGTTTATTTCATTACTCGATACGGTAATCGTCGAATTAAATAAAGCGATCGAAATTCACGATAAAAAAATAAACGCGGAATAAAAACCATGAAAAATAAAAATTCTGGCTTTACCGCCAGCGGCCCCGCTCGTCCTGAATTTATGAACGGCGATATTTACCGCGATAAATATGGCGGCATGGTAACGATTAAAGGCGTGGCAGAACGGCGCATCACTTACCGCCGTGATGGCTACGAATATGACTGCGTGATGCCTGTTTATCAGTTCCGGCGTGATTTCACGCTGGTGGGCCATCGTAAAGCCGTAAATCAGAAACGTGCAGCAAGCTATATCCGCAAAATCCGTGAAATGCTGGTCGCAGGGGGTAAGAAATGAAACTGGCACCGAACGTAAAAAAACAACCACGCGGAATAAAACACAAAGACACAGAGGTAATTATTTTCGCGGGTAGTGATGCGTGGGCACATGCAAAACAGTGGCAGGAGCAGGACGGCCCCGCATCCGGCGATGATGTGCCGCCTGTGTGGCTTGGGCCAAATCAGCTTGCCGAACTTGATGCGCTGAAAATTGTTCCGGATGGGAAAAAACGCGTAAGGCTGTACCAGGCCGGAGAACTGGATTTAGTGGAGACCAAAAAGATTGGTCAGAAGCTGGCGGCGGCAGATATTCAGGATGCGAATTTTTACCCTGAAGGAACGCACGGTCAGGAGGTGGAAAACTGGCGCGAATATCTGGCCCGTGAGCGCCAGAATCTTTCTGATGGTCTGGTGATTGAGCTTCCGGTAACGCAAAAGGCGCAACTTTCGCAGATGGCAGACAGTGAGCGCGCACTGCTGCTGGCTGATCGCTTTGATGGCGTTTGTGTGCATCCGGAAAGTGAAATCGTCCACGTCTGGCGCGGCGGGGTATGGTGTCCGGTCAGCACAATGGAACTGAGTCGCGAAATGGTGGCGATTTATTCAGAACATAAGGCCACTTTCAGCAAGCGCGTAATCAGTAACGCCGTTGAAGCGTTAAAAGTTATTGCCGAACCAATGGGCGAGCCGTCCGGTGATTTGCTGCCGTTCGCCAATGGTGCGCTTGACCTGAAAACGGGGGAATTTTCCCCGCACTCGCCGGAGAACTGGATCACCACGCACAACGGTATTGAATACACGCCGCCAGTACCAGGGGAGAATATCCGCGACAACGCGCCAAACTTTCATAAATGGCTTGATCACGCTGCCGGAAAAGATCCGGGCAAGATGATGCGTATATGCGCCGCGCTATACATGATTATGGCGAACCGGTACGACTGGCAGATGTTTATTGAGGCCACCGGAGACGGCGGGAGCGGCAAGAGCACTTTCACGCACATAGCCAGCCTTCTGGCAGGGAAACAGAACACCGTAAGCGCTGAGATGACATCGCTTGATGATGCTGGTGGGCGTGCGCAGGTTGTCGGGAGTCGGCTTATTGTCCTGGCAGACCAGCCGAAATATACAGGCGAAGGCACGGGCATCAAGAAAATCACGGGCGGCGACCCCGTGGAAATTAACCCGAAATATGAGAAGCGTTTCACAGCGGTAATCAGGGCGGTTGTGCTGGCAACCAATAATAACCCGATGATATTCACCGAACGGGCCGGAGGTGTGGCACGTCGTCGCGTGATTTTCCGTTTCGACAATATCGTCAGTGAGGCCGAAAAAGACAGGGAGCTACCGGAAAAGATTGCGGCTGAAATCCCCGTCATTATCCGCCGATTACTGGCGAACTTTGCAGACCCTGAAAAGGCGCGGGCTTTACTACTGGAACAGCGTGACGGTGATGAAGCACTGGCAATAAAGCAGCAGACGGATCCGGTTATTGAATTTTGCCAGTTCCTGAATTTTCTGGAGGAAGCACGTGGCCTGATGATGGGCGGCGGTGGCGATTCCGTGAAGTACACAACCAGGAACAGCCTTTACCGCGTCTATCTGGCGTTTATGGCGTACGCAGGCAGGACCAAACCGCTAAACGTAAATGATTTTGGCAAAGCCATGAAGCCCGCCGCAAAAGTTTACGGACATGAATATATTACGCGGAAAGTTAAGGGGGTAACGCAGACTAACGCAATAACAACCGACGATTGCGACGCATTTTTATAATTTTTTGCAGTGGCTGTCTACCCTGTCTACCTGAGCGATAAAAGTTGTTTTGATTCAGTGTGTTAATTTGGGTAGATAGCTTTTTTTTACTGTCTACACACTATCTACCCTGTCTACCTGTTTTGGTAGCCAGTCGGAGGGATGGGTAGACATCATGTAGACAGAGATTTTTTACTGTCTACCACCATGAAACCCGCGTCATTACTGGCCTGAGCATCCACCAGGTAGATAAGGTAGACAAGGTGGGGGTATCTCCAAAACTTTTTAAACGAGGGGGTAAAAACAAAAATGCACACATCAGGAAAACTTAACAATCAGAAGAAGCAACATAGCCGCCCCATTGACCTTACAGAGCACTGGCTGAGGGTGGCGATAAAAATCATCGACCGCAACGCGGGAGAAGGATACGCGAAAGCACATCCTGAACTGATAAGCGCATTCATGACCACGGCGGCAGCAAACTTTGCCACGCTGACAGAACGGGAGATTGCCGAAGCGGAACAGGTGACAACCATCAACGTTAAAACCGGAGAGCAGACAGCATGACAGCACAGATAGCAGCTTACGGGCGGCTGGTGGCTGACCCGCAGTTAAAGACCACCAGCAAAGGGACACAAATGACGATGGCGAGTATGGCGGTCCCCCTTCCGTGCAGCCAGGCAGATGACGGACAGGCGACGATGTGGTTATCCGTGATAGCGTTTGGCAGACAGGCCGAAGCGCTGGCAAAGCACCGCAAGGGGGAACTCCTGAGCGTGGCTGGTAACATGCAGGTGAACCAGTGGACAGGCCAGAACGGGGAAACGCGGCAGGGCTGGCAGGTTATCGCAGACAGTGTAATCAGTGCCAGAACGGCGCGACCAGGTGGTAAAAAAGGCCAACAGGGGCAGGCCACTGACGCACTGAACAGGGCAAAACAACAGGCGGGGAATGATGATCCGTACGGGGATAACATACCGTTTTAAGCAACGAGTAACAGAAGCTGGAGCAATCCGGCTTTTTTACGGGTCCTCCCGGTGTAGTGACCTGCCACGGGGCGGGAGCGTCGCGGAAAAAGGCTGGTTTTTGCATTTTCATGGCGGCGGCAGCATGTGTGATAATTTATTGATAATTAAAAATTATTTCTGTTTTCACCTGTACAATATTTTTTTCTCCCTGTCATTAGACTAGTTTGCAATTAATTGAAATATATAAATAAATTGGTTTTTCACCTGCCAGATGGAGTTGCCTGTGCAAAACGTGTTCAGATGGCGGGATATTTATGCCGGATTCTCTCCGGCTTTTTTGTGTCTGAATCTGATTAATCTATTTTTATGATAGAAATATGTTTATCTACCACTTTTATCGATCAATAATGCGCGCAGTTTAGTCAGTAAGAGGAAGTTACTGTGAATTGTATTAACGACCTGAACACAGGCGAGGTAAAAGGTGGTTCCGTTCATCTGGATGCGCAGACCGTTATGCGCCTTAAGCAGTACAGGATCGACCATATAAATCATCATCCTAACAAACCATTACCAGGTGTGGCGCAGATTGTCAGACATGCCGTAAACACCTGGCTTAATCAGAATGGTTTTGCATCGGTGGGGGAATAATGAATCGCTGGTACACCATTAAGGCGGCGGATGTTCGTGGAGCGGCGGATATATCTATCTATGAGGAGATTGGCGGCTTCGGTGTTACTGCAAAGCAGTTCGCGGAAGACCTGAAAGCCCTTGGCGATGTTTCACATATCAATCTGAGGATCCATTCACCAGGTGGTGATGTGTTTGAAGGCATCGCCATCTATAACCTGCTACGGAATCATCCGGCAGACATTACGGTTTATATCGATGGTGTTGCGGCTTCAATGGCTTCGGTGGTCGCAATGGCTGGCGATCGTGTAGTGATGCCGGAGAACGCCATGATGATGATCCATAAACCGTGGGGGATCTCTGGCGGAAATGCTGGCGATATGCGTGATTATGCTGATTTGCTGGATAAGGTGGAAACCGTGTTAATCCCTGCTTATGCCAGAAAAACGGGCAAATCAGCACAGGAAATTACCGCCATGCTGGAGGATGAAACCTGGATGGATGGGAAAGAATGCCTTAAGCACGGTTTTGCTGATGAATTGTTGCCATCCGTCAGAGCAATGGCGCGAATTGAATCGAAACGCACAGGAGATTTTTTACATATGCCGGAAACCATTAAAGGAATGATTACACCGCCACAGGGAGCGGCAAATATTGCTGGTAATGAACAGAAGCGCATCAATGGAATAAGTGAAGTGTTTAGCCTGTTCGGCAGTCGTTACGACGGGATCAAAATGGCGTGTCTGGAAGATGCATCATGTACACCGGAAATGGCCCGTGAAAAGCTGTTGAACGAGCTGGGGCGCGAGTCCACGCCATCCAATAAAAATACCCCGCCTCATATCTATGCCGGAAACGGAAACATAACAGGTGATGCAATTCGTCAGGGGCTTTATTCCCGTCTTGGGTATGAACGCCCTGAACGAGGCAACCCTTACGCGATGATGAGCCTTTTTGAAATGGCCCAGGCATCACTGGTTGATCGTGGTATCACTGTGAGCGGTTTTATTAATCGCTCGCAGGTTGTTAATGCGGCTTTTACACACAGCAGCAGTGATTTTTCTCATATTCTGGCTGGTGGGGCTGAAAAATCTGTACTGAAAGGCTGGCAGGACAGCGGCGAAACGTTCCAGAAATGGACGCGTACCGGTTCGCTTTCAAACTTTCATGAAGCAAAGCGCGTTGGTCTGAATGGTTTTTCAAAGCTGGATAAAGTACCGGAAGGTGCGGAATATAAATACATCACCACCAGCGATAAAGGTGTACCTATTGCGCTGGCCACGTACGGGAATATTTTTTCCGTTACCCGTCAGGCCATTATCAACGATGACCTGACCCAGTTAACTACAATCCCCATGGCGATGGGACGCGCAGCCGCCAGAACAGTTGGCAATCTGGTTTATCTCCTGTTAACCAGCAACGGCAAGTTTACGGATGGTAAAGCGTTATTCCATGCCGATCATAAAAATCTTATTGCGAAGGATATGGACATGGTGGGGCTTGATGAAGCCCGTAAGCGGATGCGCCTCCTGGAGGATGCTAACGGCGACTCCCTGAATATTACCCCTGCTTTTGTTCTGGTCCCTGCCGCGCTGGAATCTGCCGCGCGTCGCGCCATTTTGTCATCGTCATCAGTCTTTCCGGTTGGTGATGAGAGCACTATCAATCAGAACCCCGGCATCATTAACGTGGTGAAAGATATGGCAGAAGTAATTGTTGAGCCACGTCTTGATAAGGCCAATAGCAAGGAATGGTATGTAGCCGCAGCTAAGGGGATGGACACAATAGAAGTCGCTTATCTTGATGGGATGGATACGCCATATCTTGAGGAGCAGGTGGGCTTTACTGTTGATGGTGTCGCCTGGAAAGTACGCATAGATGCAGGTGTCGCGGCCCTCGATTATCGCGGATTACTGAAATCGAGTGGAGCATGACAACAAGGGCGGCGACAGCCGCCTTTTTTACGGGTCCTCCCGGTGTAGTGACCTGCCACGGGGCGGGAGCGGCGCGGAAAAAGGCTAGTTTTTGCATTTTCATTCGTCGTCATCATCTTTATATAATATTGAATTTTAAGTATTTTTATTTTTGGTATGTTAATTTTGCTTGTTTTATGCTCAACATATAGCGCATTTTTTGACCTCTTCTGAAAGTTGTTCGCAAGATGCATGTTTAAAACATTCTGGAGCGGGTATGGATCGAGAACTGAAAAATCTGATGCTGAACATTAATCAACTGGCGGCGATAGCGGGAATATGTCGTCAGACTGCGGCGGCAAGGCTGAAAAATATCCAGCCAGCCGGAGGGCATGACAAGCTGAAACTCTATCGGGTGACTGACATTCTGACCTGTTTTCTTGATCTTCCCGTTCCGGCATCACTGGAAGAAATGGAGCCACATGACCGTAAGGCCTGGTATCAGTCCGAACGTGAGCGCCTCAAGTTCGAACAGGAAACGGCGCAACTCATACCCGCCGATGATGTGCGAAAAGAGATGGCTATATGGGGGGAAATCGTAAGCGAGGAACTGGCAAAACTCCCCAATATTCTGGCACGTGATGCCGGGCTTAAACCGATGGCAGTAAACAGAGTGCAGTCAATTATTGACGATTTGCGTAATCAGATTATCAGCCGGATGGTAAAAAATGACGTAGTGAATGAGGTCGCAAAACAGGCATGA